CTACTCGTCTGCGCTGAAAAGAGAAGGCTGGCGGCGGGCGACGTCGACGGCACCCACGCGGCGGATGATCGCGTAGATGGTGGTGGCGTGGAGTCCGTGCTGGTGCGCGAGGGCGTCGATATCGGCGCCAGCGGCGGCGGCCGCAGCGATGGCCTGGTCGCGTTCGCTGATGCGCTGAGCGGTCCAGATAGGGAGATAGAACTGCTGGCCGGCGTAGGCGTCGCAGAGGCGGCGCACGATCTGCGTGCCCAGGTCACCGGCCTGGGCGGCCGGCATGCCCTGCTCCGCCAGCGTGTCGCTGACGATCTCCGACCAGTCGCGGATGAGCTCGGGGATGCGGTCGGCCGGCTTGGCCATCAGTAACTCACGCCCAGCCGACCGAGCCACTGCTTGAGGTGCTCGATGACCTTGCCGGCGACAGAGCGCGGCAGCAGGTTGGGATCATCCCAACCGACCTTGTTGGGGTGGTAGACCGCCGACTGGCTGCGTACGTATGCGCGGAGGGCCTTGTCGCTGCCGTCATGGGCGCCACCTGCCTGCGCCAGGCGCGTCCACAGGTGGCGGATCAGCGCAGCCTGGGTGCCCTTGCGGTAAGCCGGGCGGCGATGGCTGGCGTGGCGTGGGTCTTTCCAGCCGCATGCGGCCAGGTGCTTCAGCACGGCCTCGCGGCCGGCGTTGTCCAGGTCTTTGGCAGAGCGCACGCGGGCGATGGTCCACAGCATGTCGCGGTAAGTGGAATCGTCCATGCCAAGCTGCGTGGCCGCGATGTGGATCATCGCCAGGTGGCCATTGCGGCCAGGTGCCGGTTTGCGCGCGGCGGTCATCGCACCACTCCCCCGGCGCCGACTATCCAGGTCTGCACTGCGCACGCTGCCTCGATATATGCAGGCGACGGCGTCTTCGTGATTTCCTGGCCCGGCACGTAGGTAGCCCAGATGCGATCACGTAACACCTTCGGCAACGCGAACCAGTGCGCCTTGCAGCCCCACATATTCGGCGGCACAACGCGCTTGCAGCCAGGCCAATGGCAGGTGTGTGTGTTCGCGCGGGAGAGGGTCATGGCACGACCCCGCCGGCGCCGACGATCCAGATCGTCACGCACGGCACCAGGTTGATGCAGAGGCGGCGGTTGGCCTGCGACCAGTGCACGCCGATCCAGAGGCTGCCCCAGCGGCAGAGGATGCCGGCCTTCATGTGCCCTGTTCCAACAAGTGGGTCGAGCTGCCGCCGACGCCACGATGCAGTTTCGCTGACGCGCCCGCCACGAAGCCGGCGGCGGCATCGTCGACTGTGGTCTTTCCGTGTTTGGTCAGATCGCGGCCGGCGCCAGTCGTGCTGTCTGGATAGCGGAGCCTGAAGACATCATCAATGGCCAGGCGCTTGGCCTCCGGCACCTCGACCTCCGGGAACAAGTGCCCGATGGCCTGGACCCATCCGCGCGCGAAGACCTCGCCGCGCGCTTCGCGGTTGCCGCGCTTGCGGATCCGTGCCACATATTTGAAGCGGGCAGCGTCCAGCTGGCGTCGCAGCACGGTGTACGCGTACGCCGAAACCTCGGCATTGCCGTCGCAGCCGTAGAAGCGGATGACGGTTGAAGCGACGTGCGGGTTGCTACCGCCGGTGATGATGAACTTAGAGCCGAAGCCATCGGCGACCAATTGCGCCAAGTAGCAAATGCTCACCGGCGGCATTGCGCCGCGGCAGCGTGTGTTGACCTCGGCTTCGTCAACGTCCATCGCTTCGGCATGGCTGATGCCGTGAGCGCGCATCATGGCCTGGGCCTGGCGTAGTGCCGCGGCGGCTTCGTTCGTATTGGACGATGCTGCGAGGCGCAAGCACGCCTTGACGTTGCGAAGGATGTGCTGGCGATCCATCACTCGCCCCCCGCTGACAGGGAGGGCAATCCGGCGATGCTATGGATCGCTGGCTGGGACGGGGCGGCGGCGAGCATGGCTCGATAGCCTTCCCGCACTGATTCAGCCGCGCTGTTCTGTCGACGTCGCGCACCCTCTTTGACCATTGCGTCTGTCGGCTCAATCGGCACCAACTTCCACCCCTCAGGCACACTCACGCGCTCGGCTTCCAACTTCCGCACCGCCTCGATTACCCACGGGGCGCATTCGACGTTCGGGCGCAGACGGGATGACAGCGAGCCGTCACCCTGCTTGTTCGGCTCCGGCTTGGCAATGTTGGCGTCAATGACGTCCGCAAGTTCGTTGTGCGTGTTCGCCCATGTGGTATTTCCGTCCAATGCGGCAGCCTCGGCCGAGAACCGATGCCAGTCGCGGACGTCCAGCAGTGTCAGGTTCCTCGACCCATTCATGCCACACCGCCTTGCGGCCGCGGGATGCCGAACCACTCCGCGAGTTTGTGGAGCAGGCGTTCGAGCTCCAGCGTCATCAGTGCGAAGCTGGCGTCCAGCTCGGCGGTGGCGTCGTATGTCGAGTCGGCCAGCTCATCCACCACGACGTCCAGGAACTTGAGCTTGCGAATTACTAGGTCTTCGCCGAGCACGAAGCTGATGCGTTCATCGAACACCAGGCCGAGGGCGAACACCTGCTTACCGCTGCGGAGGTGCTCCTTCACCTCGTCGCTGTCGAGATCCACATTGCGGCCTTTCCAGCGGCTGCCCGCGGGGGTGGCCGGGTCACGCAACTCGCATTCATCACCCAGCGCCAGCTTGGCCGGCAGCGTGCCGTTGGCAAGCCAATCGGTGAGCAGAATACGTGTGCCCCTCTCGGGCGCCGGCGGCACCGCGGGGAAGCTTCCGAGTGCCTGGCGGATCTGTGTTACCGCGTTCTCAGCCGCCTTGCGGCTGGCGGTGTCGAGCACCAGCCAGCCGTTTTCCATGTCCGCGTAACCGGATAGCCGCGAGCTACGCACGAACGCGCGCAGCAGCAGCTCGGTGAGCAGATCGTCCCTGAGCAGCTTGCGCTCGCGACCACCAACCCTGCGACCCTGATCGTGGGCGATCTGTTGGACCTTGCGTTGCAGCTCGTCGTTGACGACCGCTGCCGGCAGCAGCTTGTCCTGACCACCGATGGTGAACAACGTGCAATGCCCCGTCGTACGGACCAGCGGCGCAGACTCTTGGCCACCGATCGGCGGCACGAAACCACGTGTGGCCAATTCCATTGGTCCGACTGCGCGCAGGCGATGGTCAGCGAGCGCCTCGCCCAACCGGGACAGGTCGGCACCGACGACTGGAGAAAACCGGAACAGCGAGAGGTTACGGAAGAACATGGTTGTGCTCCTATTGGGCGAGCGGCGAACGTTCGCCGCTCAGGTTCTGGCGCATGCACTGCGCGGTGACGTATTGACTCGGAACGCCGACGCGCACACGGTTGGTGGCCACCTCACGATGGAGATGGACATGCAAGATCTTGAACACTTCGGCAACGTTGGCGAGTTGGACACTGCGCTGCGTATGGTTGAATCGGAATTGCCCGCGAGCAGCAGCTGCTTGCAAAGCGTGTTGGCGGTGGCGGTCTATGCCGTCCACCAGATCGTCGCGGCGATCGACCGGCACGCCCCTCCGCGCCCGGATTGATTTGTCGCGGTCGTCGCGCGCGCGCATTTTCACAATCCCCCACGGGTGCCGTCGGTCGCCGCTGTTGCGGTGATCCGCGTTCCCCTGTTGCTGGCCAGATGCGAAACCGCGCCCTTGATCGCCGTCTGCCACGCCGGCACCTCACGGCCATGCTTGTCCAGCAACACCCACAGCCGCGCGCGTTGGCCACTGCGCACCTTGCCGCCAGCCTTGATCACGGCCAGGACTTGGGCCTTCCTGGTCAAGGTGGGGAGCGGCGAACGTTCGCCGCTCATGCCTGGACCGCCTCGACATCTTCATCGTTGATTAGGGCGGCGATCAGCTTGTCGAGCTCGCCGTCGACGGGCTTCAGCACCACCGCGTCGATGTCGTCGGCGATGCGTACGCCCAGGCGCTTGAGATCGCCGGCGGCGAGATTGGACAGCGCGGCAGCGACTGGCTTGTCTGTGGTCTTGATCAGCGTCTCTGCCTGGTCCGGGAGCAGCTTGCGGATCAGCCGCACCACGTTGTCGGCGTCGCCGATTTCCAGCTTGCCGCGCTGCTTCATCCAGCCGACCTTGATGCCGTGCAGGACGCGGGTCTTTGGCGACTTGAACTCGTCCTTGCTGACCTCGATTGCTTCCTTCAGCTCGCCGTGGGCAGCGGTGAAGCGCGCCAGGGAATTCTTGATGCCCTGGATACGACGGCGTTTGGCGGATTCCTGCTCGTCGCGGAGATCCTGCAGCCGGCTGGCCAGTTCGTCGCGGGCGCTCGCAAAAACCTTAGCGCGTGACTCGATTTCCTGCATTTGCATGGTGGTCAATCCTCGTATTTGGTGCCGCAGAACGGGCAATGGGTGGCGATGGTGATGGGCTGTTGCCGGCGCCCTGCGGAGTCGGTGAATTCGACGCGAACCAACACGCGCGGCACGCCGTTGCGGCCGTGCTCGTCGAGCGCCGTCATGGTCTTGAGCTGGGTGCCGCCAATGCGCAGCTGGCGGTTGACGGTGCTGATGCACGTGCAAGTCATGCCCGCGCCTCGCGGTCCAGCAGCAGCTTCAGCGCGCCCTGGGCTTGCTCAACGGTCAGTCCGGAGACCCATTCGTCAACCGTCGGCCAATCGCACGCATTCAGCGGTGCATGCACGCCAGCGGCATAGAAGACCGCGCGCCAAGCCGTGCCGGTGCGATCGTTTGCGCTGAGCCTGGCCGGTACCAACCCGCCCCGCGCCAGGCATCGAAGCAACTTCGCGCGTTGCGCACTGGTCGCGCGCTTTGGCTTTGCGTGTGGGCTCTGGCGGTTGACGTTGCGGACACCGGTGCAGGTCATGCCAGCACCTCGCCGAAGGCACGGCCGGACCAGTAGGCAGCGAGGGCACGATGGGCGTCAGCGGCGGCGCGATGGGCATCATCGCCAGCGGTGCTGTGGTCGCACACCACATAGCCGTCGGCTCGAACCAACGCGTTGAAACACAGTTGAGCGAAGTTGGCGATGCGGCGCTTTTTCTCCGCGGTGAGTTCGCTCATGACGGCAACCTCATCTGCCCGACCAGGTCGGGAATCGATACCCGCTTCATGGCGCTGATCTGCTGGAGTCCGGACATCGAACGCGACTTGAGGAAGCTGCAGGTTTCCTCCAGCTCTTCGGCGCTGTCGGCGAGGAAGTAGCCATCGCGCGGATGCGCGCAGACGTGGTGGCCGGCCATGCGCAGCTCGACGACCAGGGTGCGCAGCGCACGCTCGTCGCCAGTGGTGGGTGGCACACCCAACACCTGACGACAGAGCGCGGTCGCGGTGACGCCGTGGCGGCGCCCGATGTGCTGCCGCAGCGCGGCGAGCAAGGTGTCACGGGTGAGTTCGTTAGGCATCGAGGGCCTCCGGGGGAAAGTCGATTTCGGCGAGGCGGAGTTCCGCCTTCGCGCGGTCGATCAAGCCGAGGCGGAAATCGCCACGGACCTGCGAGAGTTTTTCGACGCGCTGCATGCGCTCATCTGCGGCGGCGCGGTGCTGGCCTTTCTGGCGGCTGACTTCGACCGCCTGCTCGGCTTTGGCGGCGCCGCGCTCCGCGGCGGCAAAGACGATTTCCAATAGGTAACCGTGGGACTTCAACGGGAGCGTCAGCTTGTCGTTGTTGCGCAGATCCACCATCTGCTCGAGCGCGGTGCGCCACAGGTCAATCGGCGCCTGGCGCACGTTGCCATTACGGGTGACGGTGCCCGCGTCGAGCATGGGCACCAGCTCGGCCATGATCCGGTCGGCGCGGTCGTGCGCAAGCGCGCGGCCCTTGGCGCGGAACATCCCCAGGTACTGGGCCCAGAGGCCCGCGAGCGGTGCCGGCATGTGCAGCGCGTGCAGCAGTGCGCTACGGGACGCGTCCATCTGCAGGGCGACGTCCAGGCTGAAGGTGGCGCAGCAGCTGGGGCACGTGATGCGCATTGCTACCTCCGGCTCGGCAGCGGTGCGTCGGCGCGGTTACGTTTGCGGCTGCCGTGCCAGAGCTTCTGGATCAGGATGGCGCCGCGCTGGCGCATCGAATGCTCCATGCGGCGTTCGCAGCGATGCAGCTTCGGCTCGGGAAATTCGCGAGCCTCAATGCGCTCGACACGGTCAAGCATCTGGTGCGGGTACGCGAGGAACGCCTCCAGGGAGATGCCGTGGCCGCGCACGTTGCGCGCGACATAGATGTCGGCCCAGTGGTTGAGGGTTTCGTCGGGGTAGCGTTTCGTCATGAGTTGCGCTCCTGTGGAGACTGGCCCCGGACGGCCCGCCAGGCCGCGAGCCAGCGAAATGACGTGGCACGGCTCACATCGAACTGGCACTCGATGTCGAACGCGCTGGGTTCGCGACGCAGCTGCTGCGCCCAGGTGACGAAGCGCAGCGCCAATTCGAAACTGTGGGCGACACCAGCGATGCGTATGCCCAGCTGCGCGAACTGGTGAGACCGTTGGCGGGCGCGAACGGTGTTCATGGCGTTGCCAGCTCGGGGCTGATCAACGCCCTCGCCAACGCGCGCGCCTGATCGCCGGTGATCGCGTTGAGCACGTCGTCGATGCGATCGCCGACCTGCCACGTGGTGATGCCAGCGCGTTCGCAATACGGCAGCAGCTCCACGGTGACGTGCAGCGAGCTGATCTCCAGCTCGGTCAGCAGGCAGCGGACGTGCAGGCGCTGGTGCGGGGTAGACGCGGCCATCAGACCCTGCCCACCAACTCGCCGCTGATCTTGTCCAGCCCCAGCTCCACCGCCTGGTTCATGCACTTGACGATCAGGTTCTGCACCACCAGCGGGTACATCTGCGTCTCCACCTCGTTGGTGCCGGGGCGGCGGCGCGTGAGGCGGGCGCGGATGGCGTCGTAGGCGTCGGCCTCGAACAGGTCGGCCGGCCTGGCACCGACGCGCTTGAACTTGAGCGTGAGGTATTCCTCCAGGTTGCCGTTGAGCGGCTTGAGCCTGGCCTGTTCGATACGGCGGATCACCTCGCGGATGTCCGGGTTGCGGCGCTCGTCGAGCAGATTGGCCAGCTCGGGCTGCCCGATCAGCACAATGCCGAGCAGCTTCTTGAAGCCGTCCTCCAGCTCCCAGAATCGCTTCAGGTATTTCAGCGTGTATTTGTTGAGGTCGTGGGCCTCTTCGATCATCAGCACGTGCGAAATGCCGGTGTCGGCACTACTGGCCAGCAGGCGTTCCACTTGGCGCGCCTTGGCCTCCTTGCTGAGCCTGGGAACCTCGGTGCTGATGTCGGCGATGATCGCGTCGCAGATGTGCGAAGTGGTGAGCTCGCGCTTGTCCACGGTCTTCACGTTGATGATGACGATAGGCTCGTCGTCGCGGCGGATGCGGTCCACCAGGTCGCGCCGCAGCGTGCTCTTGCCGCTGCCGGATTCGCCGATGATGGCGACGAAGCCACCGTGTTTGGCTGCGTAGTACATGGACTCACGCACGTAGCGCTGGTCCTTGCTGAGATAGACATCCTGCGGGCCTTGCACGTCATCCACGAACGGGTGGCGCGCTAGGCGGAAGTGATCGCGTGCAGCGGGACTAAGCATTTCTGCCTCCGGGAGGTTGAAGTCGTCGGCCGATGGAGTCTCGGCAATGGGTTTAGCGGCGGCGAATACGCCGCGCGTATCTGTGGGGGTGTGCTCGACCGTTTCGCCTTCGAGCATCCAGGCGGTGGCGATCTCGGCCTCGGGCACGGCGCGACCGCGTAGGAACTCGGCTACCTGTGCCTTGACGGTTTCCGGCCGCATCGTGCGCGGCCATGCGTGTCGCGTGAGCAAGCTAGACAGCGTGCTGGGCGCCAGCATGGCGCCTGCCCGGCCGCCGGCCTCGTAGGTCATTGCGCGGCGCAGATCGCTCTGCGAAATGCCGTGGCGCAACAGCAAGGCGTGCAGCTGATAGGGCTTTTCGCTGCGCTCGCTGGTGATGGGTCGGCCCATACGCGCCATGTCATTGCTCCAGGGCGAATGTGGCCGGCCTGGCTTCATGCACGCGTCGCACGTGGGTGGTGCGCTTGAGCTTGAGAAGCTGGCCAGGCACGTAGCCTTCGCTGTCGTGATTGACAGCGACCACGACGGCCCATGCAATTTCGCCATCGGGCGCGTCGGCGCCGGCGTACGACATCAGCACCAGCACTTCGCTGGTGGAATCGAGGCGGATGAAATGCTGCCCAGGTCGCAGCAGCGCGACAGGGGTGAGCGGTGTCTTTACGGCGACAGGAGCGGGTACGGCAATGGCTTGTGCGTGCATGCTGATCTCCAGATCAGTGGGTGGAGCAACGGATTACAGGCGTGAGGTGAACTCCTCGCGCTGCGGGTTGAAGTGGGTGGGCAGGAGCCGCTGGTCGTCGGCTGCGATTGCCGCCTTGACCGCGTCCAGAACGTTGGTGTCCTGGGTAGCAGCGAGCCGCTCAGAATCGACCCGGCGCATGTGCTGCTGCAGCGCAGTCAGGTCGGTGTATAGCGGCTCATCTGCAGCGCCGGTGGTGGCGGGCATGTCCCGTGGCGCGAGCGCCAAGCGCTCCACCTGCCGCAGAAACACGATGGGCGTGGCGCCGAACAACATGCGCGTATGGCCGGTCGGGTAGTACTCGGGCTCGCCGCGACCGACGCGGCAGGCCACCACCACCACGGCCAGCAGCGCGTCGGGGTTGAAACGCGCCGCGGGAAGGATCTCTGCATCCCGGCCGGCACACTTGAGTGCGCACACGCACTCGATCAGGTCTGGGCCCAGCGGGACGAACAGGTCGTCGGCCGACGCTTCGGCCAGCAGGTTCGGGGTGTCGATATTGAATGTCGCTTGCATGCTTGCTCTCCTTGGGTCAGCTGACGACCGACAGGCGCGGACGCGTCGTCGGTGCGGGGTCGGTGATGCGCAGTGCCAGCGCATCGATATCGGATTCGGCGATGCCGTCCGGGTACCACTCACGGACCAGGGCGGCCTCGGCGGGGTCGACAGCTCGGCCCAGGCGTGCGCGCAGCTCGAACAGCGCCTGCACATGGGTGAGCGGCTTCAGATCGACGTGCACCGGATCGGGCACGTCCATGTCGGTGCCGCGACGCAGGATGTGGCTGGGCGCGGCAGCGGCCTTTTCGTGGATGTGCTTGAACGGGTCGATCTTGCCGTCGAAGGCCAAGCGGCCCTTGTTGCGCGCGGCGATGGCATCGAGCGTGTCACGCTCGCCGTAGGTGGCCTCGTTGAGGTCTTTGCGTGCGGTGTCGACGTCGGTGTCGGGCTTGCTGGCGTAGCTTTCGCCGAAGGCTGGCGCGTTGACGAAAAAGCCCGCGTTGTCGGTGGCGATCGGCTCGCATTCGACATAGCGCGTCGAGCCATCCTCGGCCTCGCCGATGATGAAGATGCTGGGTGCGCGGTACGGGTTGACGGCCACGGTGACCGACTCGCCCACACGCACGTTCGGCACGGCCTCCACCGAATACACCGCCGGCTGGTAGCCCTTCGGCGTGAACTGCACGGTGAGGTTGCCCTTGACGACGCGGCTCACCGGCTTGCTGTGCATCAACACCTGGCACAGCTCGACGGGCGGGCACAGGCGCAACTGCTCCTGGCGGATCGTTTGCCACAGACCGTCGCGCGTGTGTTTGTGGCGGCTGTGGATCGCGGTGCCGTTAAACGCGCGCAGCCACTGGTCCATCTCGGCATTGAGCTGCTCGACGCTGTTGATGCGAGCGAACGTCAGCACACCCTCGAACTTGCGCTCGATGATGTTGTGCACGCCCTCGACCTGGCCCTTGGCGCGCGGGTTGCCCGGCACGTGCGTCCAGTGGCGGATCATCAGCGCCGTGAGCAGCGCGCCGATGGCGTGGCTCATGTTGGCGCTGCCGGCGTCCCAGACCAGCATCCACGGCACGCCATGCATGACGTGGCCGTTGTCGGCTGACATCGCCCACATCATGAATTCGAACAGCGTGGCCTGGTCTTCGCCGGCCACGTTGTAGTAGCGCGACAGCACGTTGCCGGTGTAGTGATCCGTGCAGGCGTAGCGCATCACGCGTTGGTTGCTGACCTTGGCCAGGTCCACCGGCTTGCGCACGTTGAACTTGCGCTCGTCCATCACGCCGACGCGGCCGTTGCGCAGGTAGTACAAGACGCACACCGACGCATCGAGCTCCCACACGTGGTTCGGGTGGTTGCTGCGCATGTTGACGTGGGGCGATGGGCGGGCGAGCTGCCGCGGATGGCAGTCGTGCCGGCGCATCAGGCGCAGCATGGTTTCCGAGGAGACGCGCTCGGCCAGCAGCCCGTTGGCCAGGGCCATGTCGATGGCATCGCCGACCGGAAGCAGCTCTTTGCCGGTCTGCCGCTGCGACGCGCGCAGGATGCCCGCTACCGCCATGACCTCGGCTTCCGTGACACGGCTGTCGCCCTTGTCGGTGCGCAGCTTGCGGCCACTGCTCCAGCCCACGGCGCGCAGACGGTCGTACAGGGTCGGCTTGCTCACGCCGAGCCAGCGCGCGGCTTCATCGATCAATGGCCCGCGCTGGCCATGCCCGGCCGCGTGCAAGCGGCTGGCCACGCTGCGCAGGTAATCCATCTGAGCGAGCTCCCCCTGGTGCACGGTTATTCGCCCAGCAGGTCGGCGAGGTCGCGGAGCTGATCGGCCGCCCAGCGGGCGTTGCCGTCCAGCCGCTCGGCAATGTCGCCCTCAACCGCGGCGCCAGCATCGGCATACAACTGTTCGACGTCGCCGAATGCCTTGCGCAGTCGGGCGATGTGCGAGGCGGCCTCGACCACCGCCTCGTCGGCATCGCGCAGGATGTCTTCCGCGGCAGCGCGCAACTTGTTCGCATCGCTGCCCCGGCGCTTGTCGCGGGTGAGCTTGTTGATGCGTTCGTCCTTCGCGCGGATGATCTCCTCGTCGGTGCTTTTTTCGTCCTGGCGCTCGGCGCGTTCGGCGCGCAGCGTGGCCTTGAGCTCGCGCACCGACATGCTGTCCACCTCGTCGAGCGTGAGGCCGGCAAGTGTGCCGCCGTGCTCCAGGGCGTCGAGCGTGTCGTCGTCTTCGCTGAGCAGCTCCAGCACCTTCGAGCTTCCCAGCGTTTGCAGCTTCGGCAGTCCCTGCACTTTCACCGCGGTCTGAATGGCGCGACGCGCGAAACGCTCGCTCAGATCCAGGCGATCGAGCACCCCGCGGTACGTGGTGGGATCCTCGCGCTCGCGGATCTCGGCCAACATCACGCCGATCTCGATTAGGCGTTGCCCCGTTTCCTGCATGTTGAGGCGGATGCGCGCCACGTACGACTCGACGTGGTACGGCATCACGATGCCAAGGGTTTCCTCGACCGCCGAAACGTTGGCGGCAATCTTCTTCAGCGCGTCGCCGGCGGCGATCAGCTCGCCGTGGTTGATGGTCTTGTCGACCGCGTTGAGCTCGTCTGCGGTGCGTGCTTTGCTGGGGCGTGCCATGTGTTGCTCCTTGGGGTTAACGATCGACGCTGAAGCGTTGTGCGGTCTCGTCGACACGCTTGCGGGCTTCACCGAGTGAGTTGAGAACGCGCAGCGCGATCTGGCCCACGCGCGGGGTGATGCGCCAGGCACCGGTGTCGAGCGTCTCGGCCATGCCGGCCTCGCGCAGGTTGGCCAGGTCGCGGGTGACATTGCTGGCGCTGGTGTGCACGGCCTTGGCCACCTCGCCGGGCGCCAGGCCCATCACTTCGTGGCCGGCGAGCAGCATCAGGATTTTCAACACGCGCTGCTGTGCGGCGTTGATGTAGTTGGGTGCACTCATGACAGGGGCAGCTCCGGTTGGGCGTGCCGCTCGACTTGCGCGCGCTCATGCGCCAGCCGGGTCATCGCGGCGGTGAGGTGGTCAGCCGTGTCGGCCGCATCGGCCTTACCCTCGGCGAAGCGCAGCAGCGCTCCGATCGCCGCCGTGCACGATTCCTGCAGGGCGTGGATGTCGCTACCAAGCGGCAGCCGTCCAGTGGGCATGTCGATCACCAGCTTGCGTGCGCTGGTGGCCAAATATTCCGTGATGTAGCAGCGGCCGCACGCGAGCTCGAAGCCCGCGATCTTCTTTGCGGGGATGCTGCCGGACTCGATCCACTTGTAGATCGTCCACTTCGATTCGCCGACCAGGTCGCCGATGCGCTCCACCGACGAGCGGTCGTTTTCCTGGGCGAACTTCACGCAGCCCTCGACCGCTTCCTGCAGGCTGGCGGGTCGCCAGGTCTTCCAATTGCGGCGGCTCATTGCGCACCCCGCATGGCAGCTGGGCTGGCGAAGGTCCAAACTCGGCCGGGATTTGCCCTTGTGCAAATCGCTTGCAGCGGGTGAAATGGTGGCCGCCAGGTTGAACTGGGCTCACACCAAAGGACTGCGCACATGACACAAGACGAATTCACGGAGCTCTCGGCGCGCTGCGAGGCGGTGACCCGCGTCGTACTGCACCTAGCCGTGTCGTTGGAGGAGCGCGGCGTCATCGACGGCCACCGGCTTCAGGAGAACTTGCTGGACACGCTCCCGCAGGGTTCGCCGCTGATGGATCGAACGGCGCAACTGCTGCAGGAGGTGGTGGGCACCTATTCGGACGCGCGTAGCCGGCGCCGAACAATGGCTTTGTGGTCGGGAAACCGGCCGGATCGAAACGATGGCTAGACATGCTCTCCCCCTGTGGATGCATGGGTTAACCTGCCGCGCTCATGGCGGCGAGGGTGTAGGCCGGTGCGACCGGCGGCGTGATGCCGACCAGCAACGCGTCGCCGGTCAGCAGCGCCAGCTCGGCCTCGCGGGCGTCCGGCGTGTAGAACACGTGCGTCACGGTCAGGAAGCGGTGAAGCGGATTGCCCGGCTCCCGGCTGGCGTACATCAAGTTCTGGGCGGCCTTGTCCAAGCGAAGCTGGAACAGGCCAATGGGCTCGCCGCCGCGCCGCGTGGTGTGCAACTGCGCGTGGTGCCTGGCATCGGCGAAGGTGAAGGTGTGAGTTGTGGACATGCATGTGCTCCGTGTGGGCATGACTCAGCCCAACGCCGCGCGAAGCGCGTCGAGGGCCTTGGAAACGCGATAGGTAATGGGCTTGGCGTAGTGCTGTGGCCACAGTTCGCACAGCTTCAACCCCGTGAACCATGCGATTTGTCGTTCGACATGGTCGCTACGACGTTTGCCGTTGATTACGTCGAACACCAGCTTGGGCGAAGCACCGATGTGTCGCGCAACGTGGGACGGCGTGAATGGCATGGAGGGCTCGGTCTCAGCCAGTTTCAGAGCCGCCTTGATGAATATCGGATGCATGCGGTGCGCTCCTCCCTAACCTGCCAAGGCGCGAAGCGCCTCGGTGATCTGGGCGGGAGAGGCATGGCGGCGGCGCGTCGGTTCGCGGACGTGCCACTGTGGCCACAGTTCTTCGAGCGGCATCTGCAGAATTGCGGCGATGCGGTTCTCGATCTTGCGACTACGCCCACGGCCATTGATGACCATGTTCACCGTGCTGCGGCTGATCGAGTTGCCGCGCCCCTTTTTGAATTCACGCGCGATATCGGCTTGCGTGTAACCGTTGAGCGCCAAGCCATACTTGATCACCAAGGCACGTTCCTTCGCGGCCAATTCAGCGGGTGCGTTGGTATTCATTGGTCTCCTCAACCGACAGCGGCGAACGTTTGCCGCTTACATGTTCAATTCACGAGTGTATTGAACATGTGTATTGATCATATGTCAAGGGCCGCGTCGTGGGGGCGTCGACATGCATCCCGCTGAGATCAAGATGGCGCTCGAGATCAAGGGCTATTCGCAGGCCGCAGTCGCCGACGCATGTGGCGTGGGGCGCTCAGCCGTCGGCATGGTTGTCAACGGCCGCGGACGCAGCAGACAGGTCGAGGAGTGGATCGCGACGGCCACCGGGCGCACGTTGCTGGAGCTGTGGCCGCAGTGGTATGGCGAAGGCGAATTGACGCTCTCGGATGATGAGCGCCAGCTTGTGCTGGCCTATCGCAAGATGAGCGCCGTTGATCGTCTGCAGTTGCTAGCGACGACGCAGCGGGGCGTGTCGCAAGGCCGCCAAGTGCATGCGGTTGGAGGAAGTGTCGCGGCAGGCGGCGATGTCAACATCGGCAGCAAGAGCGGGCGTCGAAGAAAGTAAAGACGCCTTGGTACAAGATAGCTTCGACGATCAAAACAGGGGAGACCAACAATGTACTTCTACCGCTTCGCGGCGCTCTTCGTCGTTTGTGTGTTGCTCACTGGGTGCAAGGCGATGATGTATCACCCCTTCGGCTATTTGACGCAGACATCAAACGTGGAGCCGCAGGCGGCGTTCGATCAGGCCGCGCTGCAGAACGGGATACGTCCGGGCCACGCGATCGTTCGAGGCCAGGCATTTTCCAAGACTGTGGGTGGTGACGTGAAATATGGCGCAGGCAACGACGTCCTGTTGCTGCCGAGTACCGACTACGCCAACCAGTGCATCCGCATTCTTGCGACGGCAACGTCGGATTGCGGCACGAAACTGAAGCCCTATGTGCGCGTCGTGCAAGCGGATGGGGAAGGAAGGTTCGAGTTCAACGGTGTGGCTCCGGGTTCGTACATCGTCACCACGATCATCACTTGGGGCGTCCCAACGGGTTATGGAATCCGCCAGACCGGCGGCCCGGTGACCGCGATCGCGAACGTTGTCAACGACACTGACGAAGTGACAGTAAGCGTGCATTGATTGAGCGGCACACGCGGCTCCTGGCACGGACCGTGCTGCATCTCGGCTAGGGTGTAATCGGGGGCGGGGATGGTGCAGGGATGCGGCAACAACGTACGTAATATTGTCGCAAATCGACACAGCGTGGCAGCAGGGCGCGACATCAACCTCATCATCTACCATGACCTTGCCGAGCGGCTCGAACACCGCGCGCACCATCCTTGCGCTGTAAGCTGCCAGTGGTGCGGGTTGCGCGGACAGCCCCCGCTCACGGATGCGTGCCTGTATTGCGGCGCGCGCATCGGGAGGACGCGCAAGCGACCGTATTTGCTCGCCCTCCTGTGTGCCTGGGCGGGCCGCAAACTTTGCGGCGTTGTATGCTGGGCGGGCGGTGAGGGAGACCGCCATTAGTAGCCGGCGCTAAAAGACCGCGCACCTTTCATCGGGCACTTTGTGCCCCATGAACAAGCACTCGTTTCTGGGACTCCTTTGGCTCCGCCTGGTGGCGGCCTGGCCAATGCTGCGCGATAAGCTGCGCGCCACCCCACTGCTGCTGCTGGGCTCGGTCACGTTCGGCGTTGTCCTGCTGATGAACCCGGCAAAAGTCGGGTTGCTGATTTGGGGTGCCAGCCGCATCGGCTTGTACGCCTATCTGGGTTACTGGGTCGATCGCGTCCTGTTTCCGGACGCGCGCCCGCACGTGCTCACCGGTATCGCCCAAGGTACGGCGTGGAAGCGGCGCGCGTTGATCGTGGCCGCCGCGCTCCTCGCCGGGGCGTTGCTGCCGTGAGGCTCTGCACCTGGTGCATGGCGTTTGGCATTGCGTTGATGCTGCTGAGCTTGCTGCGCATGGTGTACGACATCCGTCAGCGTCGCGACGGGGTCGTGCCGAAGCGCGGCGCGTGGATGCGCACGTGGGTAATGTATTGGATCGGCGTTGTCGCGTTTTTGGGTTCCGGACTGCCGACCAATGCGGCGCCCGCTGTGCACATCCCCACGTCGTCGGTGCGCTATCGCGTGCAGCTGGAGCGTGCGGCGGGCTCGCAGTGGGGAATCAATGCGCCGGTGGCTCGCATAGCCGCGCAGTTGCACCAGGAGTCGGGGTGGAATCCGCAGGCGCGCAGCGTCTTCGCGCAGGGGCTGTCGCAGTTCACGCCGCGCACCGCGGCATGGATCCCTGAGATCTGCCCCTCGCTCGGCGAGCCGGACCCGTGGGACCCGGCGTGGTCAATACACGCCGCCGTCTGCTACGACGGCTGGCTACTCGATCGAGCGCCTGGCACAACCACATGCGATCGCTGGGCGATGACGCTCAGCGCATACAACGGAGGTGAGGTCGCGCGTGACCGCGAACGCACCGCAGCCTACGAGGCGCGCGATTCGCCCGACCGTTGGTTTGGCCAGGTGGAGCGGTACCGGTCACGCAGTGCCGCCGCCTGGCGTGAAAACCGCAACTACGTGCGCCGGATCCTGCTTGTGCTGGAGCCGGCGTACATCACCGCAGGTTGGCCCGGAACGGTGGCTTGCTGATGAAATACGTCTGCGCGTTAGCAGTGATGTTGGCACTGGCCGGCGCGCTGGAATGGCACGGCCACAACCGTGGTTACGAGGCCGGGGTGGCGGACACCAACCAAGCCGCGGACAAAAAGGTGAACGCCGCCAAGGCAACAGCTGCGGAGGCCATCGCCGCGCGCGACGCCACGGCCCTGACGCTGGCCAATGTGGAGCGCACGTTGTCGGCAAAGAAGGACGAACTGAAGCTGGCCAACTTCTATGCCGACGCCGCGATGGACGAAAGCGCCGGGCTGCGAAAAAAACTGGCGACGAAGACTACCGCACGTGAAATCGACTTGAGGAAAGCTGCTCATGATTCGCCCGCTTGTGCCGACCTTGCTCGTCTGCCTATTTGTCCTGCCGTTGCTGAGCGGCTGTGGGGAAAAGCGTTCGGCAATCCGGCCGACGCCCGTCGTTGAGGTACCGGTCCCGGCATACCGGCCGTTACCTGCAGCGTTGACCGTGCCGATCGCCGAGCCGGCGCCACCGGCTGCGCGTTGCAGCTGGCTTGGCCGTCCGACTGTGTGCGCGTTCGACGGGTTGGCGCAGATCACGCTATGGCGCGGCAAGTTGCAGCAGTGCAACGCGGACCGCGCGACCTCGGCGAAAGTAACCCAACCACCAGGGGACAAGTAATGCAGTGGCAGGACATTGGTCAGCTCGCCGCCGTGATATCTGCGATCTGCGCGATCGTGGCTGCCACGGTGAGCGTGCTGATATGGCGCAAGGCGCGCGCCGGCGATCTATCCAAGCAGATCAGTGACGGGGACCGCGATGTGAAGAAGCACACCGATCGATCCGTCGCCGGCGTCAACCAGCGGTTGTCAACGATGGACGCGCGAATGAGCGGGGTCGAAGACGGCGTAGCTCGCATCGAGCAGCAACAACAGCACAACCTCACCGCGCGCGACCTGGGTGCAGTACACGAAAAGATCAACCGACTGGCCGAGAACCTCGCAGCCAACACCGCCTCGACGCAGGGCATGCGCGAGCAGCTCGGCGTCATCCATCGCCTACTGATGAGCAAGCCATGAATATCGTCGAAGAACAGGGCAAGTTCCGCCGCGGCCGCATCCTGCGGATCCTCGCCGAGAGCAACAGCCAGGGCGCCAGCGCGCCGCTGATCCGCTCGATGGTGCGCAGCTGGGGTTACAAGGCCGACAGCGACACGGTGGCGATCGACCTGGCCTGGCTGAGCCGCCACGGCTTTGCCACGCTGCGCGAGGTGGGTGGCATCGAGATGTCGTGCATTACCCAGAGCGGCCGCGAGATCGTCTGTGGCGATTTGACGGTGCCGGGCGTCGCCCTGCTGGATGATTGACATGGGGCGCCGATCCTCCATCGAGCAGCTGCCGAAGGAACTGGCAGACCTGTGCCACCGCCTGATTCGCGACGGGCGCACGATCCACGAGATCACCGACGCGCTGAACGGCCTTGATGCCGACGTGAGCAAGTCGGCAGTGGGCCGCTACGTGAAGGGCGCGCGCGCGCAGATGGAGCACTACCGCGAGGCTCAGGCGGTGGCCGGCCAATGGGTGAGCCAGTTGAGCGAGGATCCCGGCAGCGACGTGAGCGCGCTCCTGGCGGAAATGCTCAAGACGGTCGCCTTCCGCACCATCGCCGACATCGGCAGCGAGGATGGTCCCTTGGGCAAGGACGGCAAGCCGGCGCGGCCCAAGGCGATGGACATCATGCTGCTCGCCAAGTCGATCCGCGACATGGAAGCGTCGACGAAGGCGAGCATGGAGCGCCGCGAGAAGATCGAGCGCCAGGCGCTGGAGCGCCAAGCCAAGGCCGCCGAAAAGGTGGCGAAGAAGCAAGGCATGTCGTCCGAGCATTGGGCGCAGCTGCGCGCGCAGTTCCTCGGCATCCCAGTCGAGGGTGAGGTTACGCAGTGACGCCGGAGGAACGCGAAGAAGCCCTGCACCTGGTCGCCGAGAAACAGGCCGAGCGGGCGGGCGTGGCATTGGCGCAGGCGCCGGCCTCTGAGATCCCCAGCATCCTGTTGCCCTACCAGGTGCGCTGGCACCTGGACACTGCTGACGTGCGCATCTGTGACAAGGGCCGGCGCATCGGTTTCACCTGGGGCGCCTGGGCGCCGGAGGCCGTGGGCGAAGCGGCCCGCGACCAGGGGGGCATGGACCAGTTCTACATGGGCTACAACCAGGGCATGGCCGCCGAATTCATCGGCGACTGCGCGAACTTCGCGCGTTGGTTCGGCGTGGCCTGCAGCCAGATTGATGTGGCCTTCGAGAAGGCGATCATCGACAACGAGCGCCGCGATGTGGTGCGCTACAAGATCACGCTGGCGAGCCACCACAAGATCGAGGCGCTTTCCGCCATGCCGTACAACTGGCGCGGACGCCAAGGCCACGCTCGGATCGACGAGGCGGGGCACATCGACAACCTGGGCCCGGTGATCGACGGCGCGATGGCGTACCTGATCTGGGGCGGTCGCGTGTCGATCGGCGGCACCCATAACGGCGAAGACAACCCGTTCAACGATCTGCTCAAGGACGTGAAGGCCGGCAAGCTGCCGTGGTCGCATCACCACGTGCCTTTCAGCCAGGCCGTGCGCGAAGGGCTATACAAGCGCATCTGCCTGGTCACCAAGAAGCCGTGGTCACCGGAAGCCGAAGCCGCTTTCATCGCCGACGTGCGGAGCAAATACCGCACCAACGAAGCCGCCGATGAAGAGCTCGAATGTATCCCCATGCGCGGCACCGGCGTCTATTTCAGTCGGCTGTTGCTGGAGAAGTGCCAGGTCGAGGATGTGCGGATCCTGCACTTCAACAAGCCGGCCAACTTCGTTCTAGATCCGGACCGCCTGCGCATCACCCAGGAGTGGGTCGACGATGTACTGCAACCTGCAGTACAGGCGCTGCCACAAGACAGGCGAACCGTCTTCGGCCAGGACTTCGCCCGCGACGGCGACCTGTCGCCCATAGTGATCGGCCAGTCGGTCCCTGGCGGGCGCAAGTGGCGCACGCCGTTCCGCATCGAGCTGCGCAAGATTCCGTTCGATTGCCAGAAGCTGATCGTGGCGTGGCTACTGACGAACCTGCCGCTGTTCCATCACGCGAAGTTCGACGCCCGCGGCAACGGCCAAAGCCACGCGGAGGCCGCGTTGCAGCTGGTCGGCCCGCAACGCGTGGAATGTGTGCAGCTCACGGGTGGCTGGTATGACACCTGGTTCCCGCGCTACCACCAGGCGTTCGAGGATGGCGACATCCAGACCTTCGGTGACGAAGACTGGATTGCCGACCACCGCAGCGTGGTCCTGGTGAAGGGCTCGCCGCGGATGAGCGATGCGCGCACCAAGGGTAGCGACGGCGGCGATCGCCACGGCGATACCGCGGTCGCCGGCCTGATGATGTGGGCCGCCGCGCGCGAGGAAGCAGCACCCGCTGCCGGTGAAACAGTCGACGCCGATCAGGACACCTACCGCGCTGGCGGCTTTGGTCGCCGTGCATCGGCCATGTTCGGAAATCGGGCCGACGCCCAACGCGGCCCTGTAAGCCGCTCGGAGCGTCTGGGCCGCCACGATGGGACACGGTGAGGCCATGAACAGCGCTGCGAAAATTCACGAAAAGTCTGAGGGCGGTTTTTGGTCCCGTCTCGCGGGTGTATTCGGCGGATCGACCACCGAAACGGCCAAAGAAGCCGCGAAACCGCTGCGCGAAGCCTCTGGTGCCACCGTGGACGCCGACGACGATCAATGGCGGCGGCTGACCGCGGACGGCAACCGCGACCTGGCACCGATGACCCAAGACCGCATGCAACGTCTGGCGCATTACCAGTGGGAGACGAACCTGCTCGCCAACCGCTTGGTCGAGCTCGTCGTGGCTTACCTGCTGGCCGGTGGCGTCAAGCTGACGATTGCCGACGATGATGCGCAAGCAGCGCTGAACCGACACTGGGACGATGGCCTGAATGCCTGGGACCTGAAGCTGCCCAAACGCGTACGTGAGCTGGGCCTGTTCGGCGAGCAATGCTTCCCGTGCTTCCGTGACGAAAACACCGGCTTCGTGCGTCTTGGCTACCTCGACCCAGCGCTGATCGAGACGGTGGTAATGGACCCCGAGAACCGCGAGCAGCCGATCGGCATCGTGACCAAGCGCGACAAGCGCGGCGATGCGCGACGGTACCGCATCATCGTCAACGTTCCGGAAACCGCGTTTACACAGCGCACACAGAAAATCCGCGCCACGTTCGACACGGGCGATTGCTTTTTCTACCGGGTGAACGATCTCAGCAGCAGCACGCGCGGGCGCAGCGATCTGCTGGCGCAGATCGACTGGCTGGATGCGTACGACCAATTCCTGTTCGGCGAGCTTGACCGCGCCGGCTTCATGCGCGCGTTCGTGTGGGATGTGACGCTGACAGGGGCATCGCCGGACGACGTGAAGGCACGCGCAAAGTCGATCACCGCGCCGAAGCCAGGCAGCGTGCGCGTACATAACGAATCCGAAGCATGGGAGCCGAAGGCGCCCGAGCTGGCGGCGGTGGATGCCGCTGCCGGCGCCCAGCTGTTCCGCAACCACGTGTTGGGCGGCGCGACGATTCCCGAGCACTGGTACGGCGGTGGCGGTGACGTGAACCGCAGCACCGGTGAGTCGATGAGCGAGCCGACCGAAAAGATGCTGGCCATGCGGCAAAAAGCAGTGGGGTACATGCTCACCGATATCGGCCGCTACGTGGTGCGCGCGCACTGGGGCGTGCTCGACGAGGAGCTGACCACAAAACAAGCCGACATGCTGGGTACGCTCACCTGCGCCTGGCCGGAGATGACCAGCAAAGACATCACGAAGTACGCCAGCGCCATGCAACAGATCACGGCCGCTGCTGCCGGCCTGCTCGCCGATGGCCTTGTGACCCGCGCAACAGCCTTGCGCCTGGTAACAGCGATGGCGGAGCGGCTGGGCGTGGAGATCGACGTCGACGTGGAGCTGACCAAGGCTCAGAAGGAACTGGCCGACCGCGGTGGCGATGACTTGCTGGGCCATCCGCTGCGCACACGGCCACCAGCGCCGGAGCCTGCCGCTGACGTCGCTGCGGAGTAACCGATGGATCCTGAGGAGCAGGCGCGTCGCTTCGCTGCTGCGGCGAAGGCCGAGGCCAAGCGGCTGCCCCGCATCCAGGCCGATACGCTAGGTGAGATCGTCAAGCAGCTGCACATCGCAGAAGGCCGCACGATCATCGCGCTGCAGGCGCACCCCACAGAAGCCGCGCAACGCCGTCTGCGCCAGCTGCTGGCAGAGTTGGAACGCACGATCGAGGATTTCCGCGTAGCCACCACCAGTGCGGCTACCCAGGGCGCGGACCAGGGCTGGCAGGCCGGCATTCGAACGATCAGTGCGCCGTTCGACGCGGCTGGCGTGTCCGTGCTGGGCGCCCGCATCAACGCAGGCGCGCTGCTGGCCACCAAAAAGTTCATGACTGATCGCATCGAAGACATCAGCCTGCGCGCGCTCAACCGGCTCAACGCAGCACTGACACAGCAGATCATCGGCGCCGCCCCGCTTGCCGACACGATCACCCAGGTGCAGGAGATCATGGGCGGCGTGCCGCGGCAGCGCGCAATGACCGTGGCCTATACCGAGATCGGCCGCGTGCATTCGGTGGCCCAGGATGAGTCACTGCAGCAAGCCGGCGACGTGGTTCCGAACCTGCACAAACGCTGGCTGAAAAGTGGCAAGCTGCACCCCCGCGAATCGCATGTCGCGGCACACAATCAGATCCGGCGTTACGATGAAGCGTACGTGGTCGGCGGTGAGTCGTTGCGGTATCCACGCGACCCGAACGGCTCGGCTGGCAACACGATCAACTGCGGCTGCCTGAGCATTCCGGTCGTCGATGGTTCGAGCTTCGGCGCCAGCACCATCCGCCTGAGTCCGCAAGGCGGCATACGCAAGCTTCCCACCTCCGCCTGATAGAGCGGAGGCGTTAGTAGCGCGCGCTAAAAGACTGGGCGACAACAACAAGGCAAATTCACTCCACACCGCGCTTTCGGCGCGTACCGCGCATGCGATTGGAGATGACGATGCCTCAAAAGTTGAGCGATGCGGACCAGGCTGCGGCTGACAAGGCTGAGGCCGAACGGCCCGCAGCCGAGGACCAAGCTGTTGATCGACCGATCGGCACCCGCGATGCGCCGAGCAAGGCCACCACGAAGGCCAGGCTGGCAAAGATCGGTGTGGAGGTTCTCGCCGAAGCGAAGGTCGCCGAGGGCCTGATCTGTCGCGTGCTGCAGGACGCGAAGCGTGTGTGGAAGGAATTCTTCCATGAAGCTTAAGCCGATCCCGGCGGCGGGCATCGTCGGCGAGGCCGCGCTGCGTGAGGCGGCGGCCGGCGAATTCGGCCAGATCAGCCAGCTGGTGCGCAGCGCGATCTACAAGATCGACCCAGCCAGCAGTTATGTCTCCGCGCTCTATGCCGACCGCGCGGTGGTCGCCAAGGACAACGGCCGCCTGTATGCGTATCCGTACACCATCGGCGATGACAACCAGGTCACCCTTGGCGCCCCCTACGAAGTGGTCTCGCAGCACGTGCCGGCATCCTTCACAGCGCCCGCGCGTGAGGCCGTATCCCATACAACCCCGAAGCCCGAGCGTGACGCGGCGGGCGGTGGCGACAAGAACAACAACGCCACCGCCCTGCAGGGCGAGTTCTTCATTGAAGCCATCGCACCGGCCGAGGGCCAGAAGCCCTCACGCTACCTGGTGCGGGTGATCAAGGCTGGCACCTCGCTCAACAACGTCACGTATCCGCGCGACGTGCTGCGCGAAGCCACCCCGTTGTTCGACGGCGCGCGCGTGTTCGTCAAGTCCGACGCCGAGCACCTCAAGGGGGGCGGCAAGGACGTGCGTCAGCTGGTCGGCCGACTCAGCGAGGCCAAGTTCGTCGAGGCTGGCGTTGGCGAGATTCAGGCGGTGCTCGACGTGTTCGAGTCCGCCGACGTCGCACCGATGTTGCGCGAGGCGGTGGAGCGAGGCATGACCGACCTGTTCGGCCTGTCGATCGATGCCACCGGCCGCAGCAAACAAACCGGCAAATTCCGCGAGGCCACCAAGCTGACGAAGGTGGCCAGCGTGGACTTGATCATCGAGCCCGGCGCCGGCGGGCAACTCATCCGTTTTGCTGAAGCCCACAACGAGGAAGACACCATGCTGCGCTCGCAGATGATCAAAGAGATTGGCACCCGCGATGCGAAGCGGGCCGAGGGGCTGGCCAACGCCAGCGACGACGACGTGCTTGCCGCGTACCGCGAGGCGGTGGCGATTACGCCGGAAGACAAGGCCGGCGGGGCCACTGGCATCACCCAGGAGCAGCTGGTCGAGCACACCCGCATGATCGAGGCGCGCGCCGATGCCCGCGTCACGATTGCGCAGAGCAAGCTGCCGCTGGTCACCCAGTTGCGCCTGGGCGAGCAGTTCCGCGAGACCAAGAGCTTCACTGCGGCCGACGTGGACGCGGCGATCAAGGCAGAACGCGAATACCTGGGCAAGGTGGTCGACGGCGCCAAGGTCACCGGCCTCGGCCAGTTCATCGAAGCCGGCGAGAGCCGTGCCGACAAGGTCAACAAGATGCTGGACGATTTCTTCGACCCGTCGAAGCCGGCAATGTCGTTCCGCGAGTGCTACATCGAGATCACCGGCGACCGTCGGGTGACCGGCATGCTGCACGACATGGACGAGGGGCGCCTGCGCGAAGCTGCCGGCGAACGCGCGTTTCGCGAGGCGGTCAGCGCCAGCACCTTCGGCGACGTCCTGGGCGATTCGATCACCCGTGCGATGATCCGCGATTACGGCAACCTGACCAGCTGGAGCGACTGGCGCTGGCTGTGCGACGTGGTGCCGGTGACCGACTTCCGCACGCAGGAACGCACCCGCATCGGCGGTTTCGGCAACCTGCCGGCCGTGGCCGAGGGCGCGGCCTACACCGAGTTGTCCGCGCCGGGCGACGAAGCCGCCAGCTACGCCATCAGCAAGCGCGGCGGCCTGCAGACCGTGACGCTGGAGGCTATCGCCAACGACGACGTCGGCCTGCTGCGTCGCATCCCGCGCATGCTGGCCACGGCCGCGGGTCGCACGCTCTATGAGTTCGTCTATGGGTTCGTGGACGGCAACGCGGCGATCTACGACAGCGTTGCGCTGTTCCACGCCACGCACGCCAACCTGGGCACGGCCGCGCTCGACGCGACCAGCCTGGCCGCGGCCCGCCTGGCCATGTTCAAGCAGACCGAGCTCTCCAGCGCCAAACGACTTGGCATCCCGCTGCGCCACCTGGCCATCCCGAGCGACCTGGAAACCACTGCCCACGACCTGTTCGCGCGCAGCACCAACCTGGACAAGACCTTTGTCCAGAGCATGGACCCCACGGTGCATGTGGTTACCCACTGGACGGACGCCAACAACTGGTACGCCACGGCCGACAACGCCGACGTGCCGCTGATTGAGCTGGGCTTCTACGGCGGCCAGCAAGACCCCGAGCTTTTCGTGCAGGACCAGCCGACCTCCGGCAGCGTGTTCAGCAACGACAAGATCACCTACAAGATCCGGCACATCTACAGCGGTGCCGTGCGTGACTACCGCGGCTTCTACGGCGCCATCGTCGCCTAACCAGTGCGTGCCTGGCCACGGATGGCCATCTTTTCCTGATCGACAACGACCTGACCAATGCCCCTGGCCGATTATCAAACGCGTGTGGATGACCTGGTGCGCGATCGCGACAATGTCATATCCGATCCGCAGCGCGACGCCGCGATCGATACGGCGCTCGCGGTTTATTCGGCAGACCGGCCGCGCCAAGTCGTGGTCGACGTTACATCCGGTGGCGGCCAGCGTATCGACCTGCCGGCCGGTTGGGTCGATGACAGCTCCACCCTCGTCGCCGTCGAGTTTCCCATTGACCAGGTGCCCGCCAGCGAATTGCCGTTGGCGGACGTGCGCATCTACAACGCGCCGAGCGGCCGCAAGATCGAGTTGCCGATCCCCACGGCCGATGGCGACGTGCTGCGGCTGACCTATACCGCGGCGCAGCTGCTCGATGCCACCGACGACACGGTGCCATTGCATCACCGTAACGCGGTGGCCAGCCTGGCCGCCAGCCTGCTGTGTACGCAGCTGGCCATCTATTACGCAACAGAGGGCGAGCCGAGCATCGCCGCCGACACGGTCGACCGCAAAAACAAAAGTGACCGCTTCCGGCTGCTGGCAAAAGACCTTGCTGCGGCCTATTCGCGCGTCGTCGGCTCGCCGCCGAGCGATCGCAACAAGGGCGCCAGCGTGACCGTGCCAATGGAGCGCAACAACGCGCTGGGCGGCAAGCGCCTGTTCCATCCCACCCGCGATTGGCCCCGCTGATGGATATCGTCGTCGACACCAGCCAGGTCGCGCAGCTCGCGGAGCTGTGGCAGCGCGCGCCGGACATCACCCGCCAGGAAATGCTGCGCACGATCACGGAGTGCGACCTGCTGACCCAGGGCGAGCTGATGCAATCGTTGCCGCGCGGCGCCGGCGGCGTGCATGGTGTCGGTCTGGCCGGCACGATCTTTCGCGAAGAGCAGCCTTTGGCAGACAACGTGCTCGGCCTGGTCGCCACGAAAGAGCCGTACGCCGAGTACCTGGAGATGGGCACGCGGCCGCACCGCGTGGGGCCGAAGGCGATCGATGCCCTGGTCGACTGGGTCGAAGCGCGCATTGGCCTTCACGAAGATGAGGCCGAAGACATGGCGCAGGGCATCGCCTGGAAAATCCGCAAGCGCGGCACCAAGGCGAACCCGGTGTGGCAACAGACCTATCAGCGCCTGCAGGGTGAATACCTGGTGAAGTTCCAAGCTGCCGTGCAGCGCATTACCGCGCGCTTGGTGGGAGGTGCCGCATGAGTGCGGCGCAGATCCGCGCGGCGATCGTAGCCACGATGCAGACCGTTGCCGACATCGGTGTCGTGCATAACCGTGAGCGCTATATCAAGGATTTGTCCGGATTGAAGACACTGTATGTGCCGGTGGGCACGTCACAGCTGCGCGGCTGGTTTGTGCGCCGGCAAGAGCTGGCCGAGCGCGATCGCATCCTGCCGCGCTCAATCGAATACACGCGCTGGCGCATTCAGGGAGTGATGGCGTTCGACGACGCCAATGCGAGCGAGCTCGTGTTCGACCAACTGATCGAAGACCTGCGCGATGCGTTTCGCGCCAACGACACGTTGGACGGCACGGTCAGCCAGTGCGCGCTGCCCGATGGCAGCGAGGCCGGCCTGCAGCTGGTCGAGGCCGGCCCGGTGAGCTTTGCCGGTGTGATCTGCCACGGCGCGCGGCTCTCCCTTACCACCCAATTGCTCCGTTAGAGGATCCCGACGATGACCACCGAGTATCGCGACCAGGATGGCAAGCTCCTGCGCACCGACAAGGGCACCCAGCCTGCCGTGCGCCAGAAGGCCGTCCCGACCAAATCCACCCCGGCACCTGCGCCGGCTGCGCCGGCTGCCCCGGCCAAAAAGGAGAAGTAAGCCATGTCACTGCGATCCAAAACCCTCCTGGTGCTCGCGCTGGCGGAAGTCACCTACGGCACCGCCGTGGCGGCGGCCGGCAGCGGCGCCATCGTTACCAGCAACGCTCAGCTGAGCCCGCTCGAAGGCAACACGGTCAGCCGCAACCTGGACCGACCGACGTTCGGCAACGACCTGCAGCTGCACGTGGGCGTGCACTGCATGCTGCAGTTCGATGTCGAGCTGGTCGGCAGCGGCGCGCTGGGCACCGCGCCGGCGTGGGGCTCCTTGCTGAAGGCCTGCGGAGTGAAGGAAACCGTCGTTGCCGTGACCTCGGTCGTCTATACGCCGGACACGCCCAGCACGGAATCCCTGACGCTGTATTTCAACATGGACGGCCAGCAGCACATGCTGACCGGTGCTCGTGGCACCTTCCAGATGAAGGTCGAGAGTGGCCAGATCCCGCACCTGACCTTCCAGTTCACCGGCATCTGGAACACGCCCACCAGCACCGCGGCCGTGTCGCCCACCGGCTGGAGCGCGTTCAAGGTGCCGACCCCGGTCACGTTCGACAACACGCAGGAGGTCAGCGTCCACGCGATCGCCAGCGTGTTCAAAACCTTCGACTTCGACCAGGGCAACACCGTCACGTACTTCGACAACCCTGGCGAGCAGGAGGTGACCATCACCAACCGCGAAAGCAAGGGCAGCGTCTCGATCCTGGCGCCGACGATTGCGACGAAGGATTACTTCACCGCAACCAAGGCCAACACCCTTGGTGCCTTCAGCTTCAGCCACGGCACCGACGACACCCTGCGCGTTGCGTTCGCCAGCAGCCAAATGCAGTTGTTGCAGCCGAAGTATGGGAACGACTCCGATCGCGCCACGCTCGATGCGCAGCTTGCCTTCGTGCCCACCGATACCGGTGACGACGAGTGGGAGCTGCGCCTGGAAGCCGCGGCGTAGCCGACGCGGCGTGATTCCCCCGACAGGCCCGCCGCCGACATGGGGCGGGCATTTTCCGCCACGCAACGCCGTTGCACCTCACCCAAGGATCCGCACACATGAGTCTCAAGCTGAAAATGACCGAATCGTTCAAGGCACGCGTCAGCGTCCCCGTATTGAGCGACGACGCCGACCGCGAGCAGGAAGCGTCTTTCGTCGCCGAGTTCAAACACCTGGACCGCGCGCAGTTCGACGCGTTGATGGCCAAGTCACCGAGCGACGCCGAGTTTCTCGACGAAGTGTTGATCGGCGTTGCAGAAGTGGCGAACGGAGACGGCAGTCCGATTGGGTTCGCCGAAGCCAAGGAGGCGATCAAGAACGATCTGGCGTACAGCGGAGCCACCGTGCGCGCGTTCATGGAGAAGCTGAGCGGTGCTGCGGCAAAAAACTCGAATCGGTCGCGCGCGCGCTGAACACGAGCGGGTCCGTCGACGACGACGAAGGCCCCTCGCTTGCCCAGCAGCTCGCAGCGGCCGGCGCACCGACCGAGATCGTGGCAGACGCCGAAGCGGCGCCGGTGGTGGACAGCAGCATTGAAGTACTCGCATGCAACTGGCTTACGGTCGAGGTGTTCCAGACGTGCCAGCTGGGCTTTGCGAACGGCGCTGGCGGCGCTATCTGCCTGGGCATTCCCGCCACGGAGATCCATGCCGCGCTGCAACTGCAGCGCGTGCCACGGCCGCACTGGCGTGAGGTGGCCGCCGGCATCCAGCTGATGGGCCGCGTCGCGGCGTCGACGATCAACGCGGCCATCGAACGCGCCACGAAACACTGACCGCAGGCAGGGACATGGCCACCAATTTCACCGTAGGCGTTCGCTTCACCGGCAACAGCAGCGACCTGAATGCCGCGGCGAAGGAAGCCGTCAACGCCGAACGTGAAGTGGGACTTGCCGGCCAGCAGGCGGGCGACCAGGCCACCCGTGGTCTCAAGCCAGTCACCAATACGGTTGAAGGCATCGGCAACTCGGTACGCCGCACGCTGGCGACGCTGGTCGCGGGCATCGGCGTCGTACAGACGGTTCGCGGCCTGGCCAGCATGGCTGACCAGTACGCCAACATCGGCGCGCAGTTGCGGTTGGCGTCCGGTGGCACCGTCTCGTTTGCCCAGGCGCAGGAACAAGCCCTTGGCGTGGCGCAGCGCACTGCGTCCAGCCTGGGAACCACGGCGGACCTGATCGGCAAGCTGTCCACCAGTTTCCGTAGCTTGGGCGGCGACGCGCGGACATCCTTCAATGTCGCTGTCGGGCTATCGGAGACGATCAGCCAGGCGGTGGCGCTTTCCGGCGCGTCGGCCGCGGCCGCGTCCGCAGCGATTACCCAGCTTGGCCAGGGCCTTGCGAGCGGCACGCTGCGCGGCGACGAGCTCAACAGCGTGCTCGAACAGACGCCGCGTCTCGCGCAAGCGATCGCCCAGGGCATGGGCATCACGGTCGGTCAACTGCGGGCATTGGGCGCACAGGGAAAGATCACCGCGCAGCAGATCCTCGACGCCTTGATCAAGCAGCGGGAGCAAGTGGCGCGCGAATATAGTCAGCTGCCGCTGACCATTGGCCGCGCCTGGTCGCAACTGCAGAACTCGGTGTTGAGCTACGTCGGCACGGCGGATCAGGCCAACAGCGTGTCACGCAAGGTCGCCGATGCAATTTCGGGTGTTGCGCGGCACGTCGATGACATCGCACGCGCAGTCGTCACGCTGGGCCAGATCGTGGCCACCGTATACGCCACCAAGATGATCTATGCGGGTCTGGCGTGGATCGCCAACCTGCGCGCGCAGTCTGCTGCGGTGGACGCCAACGGCATAGCCGTGAAGGGCTGGGCCGCAAAAACGGCCACCAGCTTCGCCAATGCACGCGCGAGCATCGGTCTGGTCGGCATCGCGTTCAACGTGTTGGGCTCGGCTATTGTCGGCTGGCAGATCGGTACCTACCTACGTGGCCAATTCCTGGAGGTGCGCCTCGCTGGCATCGCCCTGGTCGATGGCTTGCTGGTCGTATGGGAAAGGATCAAGGAGGGCGCCAGCCTGGCGTTCACCGCGGTCACGTTTGTCGCCAAGGGGTCGTTCAACGACATCCGTGCCGGCGCGGTAGACATGTTCAGCACGCTCGGCGGCGCCTTGGCGAAGCTACCGAATTCGATGGCGAAGACAATCGGTGCGGCATGGTTGGGTTTGTCCGCGGGCTTGCGCACGGCCAAGACGGATGCTTCGGCGTACGCCGTCGCCGCGGCCGGGATTCGCGCCGAGACCGAAAAGAACATTACCGCCATCCATCGAACGACAGATGAGATGGTGGATTACGAAAGCGCACAGGAAAATGCCAAGGCCGCGACGAAGAGCAATGCTCAGGCGAATGACGACCTGCGTAAGCAGGCCGAAGAGCTGGCTGCGCAGCTGAAGCAGACCACTGCGGCAACCGGTGACCAAACACAAGCGAATAAGGCGGCCGCCGATGCCGCCCGTGAGTTGGCCCGCGCAAACGCCGAAATCATCAGTGGCCAGGCCGCGCTTGATGAACAGATCGATCAACTGCGCGACAAGCTGGCGGGCTTGAGCGATCAGCAGATCGAATACAACGCCGGTGTGCGCGAGGCCGCTAACGCATATGCCGATTGGGTTCGGGCAGGTGTGCCGGTATCGCAGGCCATGCAGGATCTGCAACGGCGCTACGACACGCTCAACGACCGGCTGCAGGTGAAGAACGAACTCGACGCGAAAAACAACCAGGAAACGCCGGAAACGGTCAAGAGCTACGAAACGCAGACCAGCGCGGCCGAGCGCTACTACCAGGTGATTTCGCAGGGCGCGAAGACTGCCGCTGACACCATCGGAGACTATTTCGTCCGCAACGTGAGGGGCATCAAGGATCTGTGGCGTGGTCTGGCCGATGCCGCCAAGTCGATCGTGGCCCAGATCATCAGCACGTGGCTGCAATTGCGTGTGCTGCAGCCGTTGTTGGCGAACATGTTTCCAGGCATCGGATTACTTGGCGTCGCCGGCTCACTGGCACCCCACACCGCGGCGGCGACGGGAGTCGGTAGCGGAATCAGCACTGCCCTCGGCGGCGCCGGCGGATCCGGTGGAGGTCTCGGCAGCTATCCGGGCTTCATCTCCAGCATCGGAGCGGCCAAGAACGCGTATACATGGGCGTCGACGGGCGGCCTCTGGGGCAGCGCGCCAGCGTCGGCGCCCGGCATGTACGGCCCGTACGCGTCGGGCTACAAGGGCATGCAGACCGGTCTCGGCTTCACCGGCCCCACAGGCCCCTACGGTGGCACGCTGGGTGGGTTCAGCACCATCGGCCTTGCCGGTGGTGCGCTGGGTGCCATGTGGGGCCTGGGGCGCGGCAGCGGCGGCCTCAGCACCGCAGCGTCCACCGCCACCGGCGCCATCGGCGGGTATGCAGCCGGCACCGCCATTGCCACCACGATCTCCAGTGGCGTCGCTGCCGGTATGGCTGCCATCCCGGTGGTGGGCTGGGTCGCCCTGGCCGCGATGGCGATCGACCAGGTCAGCGGTGGCAAGCTGTTCGGCACGAAGTACCAGACAGCGGCATCCGATGCGACGCTCAGCCTCGGCGCCGGCGGCGCGGATGCCTCGGCATCGCTGTACCAGACGAAGCAGCGCGCGCTGTTCGGCGGCCGCAAGACGCGCGTGGTCGACCAAGCCGTGTCCCCAGAGATGCTCGCGGCGGCGAACGCGCTGTACGACGGCGTCGAGAAAACGATGGTGCAAGGCGCGCAGAAGCTGGGCGTCGACGTGCCAGCGATGATCGAAGCCAGCCTCAACACGCACACCACGTACAACGACAAGGGTCAGGTGCGCGCGACGGAGTACGTCGTCAACTACCTGGGTCAGACGTGGAAAGAGGCGACCGCCGAAGCGGCCGCGCAACGCATCGGCGCCGAAGCCCTGGTCGCGACCGTCGCGAAGTCCGCCGGCGACGTCGCCCAGCAGATCGCCGAACAGTGGCGCGGCAGCGCGGACACCTTGCTCGACGGCGCGCAGACGATGCTCGCCGCGCAGGCCGACATCAACCGCGGCAACAGCCTGGTCGCGCTCGGCGCCAGTGCCACGCTCGCCCAGGTGGTCAAGTTCACCCAGGGCTTGCAACAGGAAGGCGAGAAGCTCGCGGATACGTACGCACGGTTGGCGCAGGCCAGCGCGGCATACACCCAGTTCGTCGGCCAGTTCGCGCCGCAGGCCACCGGCTTCGGCGCAAGCCTGCAGGCGATCAACCAGCAGATGCTGGCCAACATCGACCAGGCGAACACGCTGGCCCAGGCCGCCGGCATGCAGGGTGCGGCCGAGACGGACCTGGCCAACATCCACCGCTCGGCCGCCGAGCAGGCCGCTGCGGCGATCGCGCAGCTGAGCTCCGCGGCGCAGGACCTGGCCAGCAAGCTCTACGGCGCCACGAGCAACACCCTGGCGAGCGTCAACGCGCAGATCGACAAGTTGACCGCCAAGACCCAAACGGCCGCGCAGCTCGCCATCGGCGACAACTCGCCGCTCAACGACAAGGCCAAGCTCGACATCGCGCTCAAGGGCCTGCGCAGCGGCATCACCAGTGCCAACGATGTGCTCGCGTTGGGCCGCAAGCTGTACGCCTCGAGCGCGGATTACACCGGGCTGTACAACAAGGTCAGCGAGATCCTGCAGCTGCCCGGCGCGACCGGCGGCCAGAGCATCGACAGCGCGCTCACCGACTACAACAAGCTGATCGGCCAGCGCGACCAGCTGCAGGCGCAAGCCGACGCGATGGGCCGGTTCACGGATGCCAAAACGCTGGCGCAGTACGTCGCGGATATCAGCACCACGCACGGCATCGGCTTCGGCGAAGCGGCCAGCGGCCTGGGCTTTTCGCTCGCCGACCTCGGTAAAGACCTCGGGCTCACGAACGTGGCCGGTTACCTGCAGACGCTGCAGCAGCAGGACCTCGCTGGCACCACGCTCACCGCCAGCAGCTCGATCGTCGACGCGATCCGCCAGCTCGGCCATGACCTGATCGCCACGATCACCGGCGCGCCGATCGCGTTGCCGGGCCCCGGCTCCGCCGTATCCGTCACGTCGTCGACGCCCGAGCAGCTGGCGTTGCTCCAGAAGCTCAGCAGCCAGCTCGACCAGGTCATCAAGCACACCGGCGACACCGCCCAGACGAACGACAAAATGGCGAAGTCCGGTGCCGGCGATACCCTGCGCGCCCTGGCCGGCAGCTCGCGGGCTGCGCTGTGAGCCGGCGCATCGTGCTGGTCGACATCGGCCAGGGCATGACGCTGCGCGGCGTGCTGCCCAGCGTCGCGCTGTTCGCGGCCTACAGTGCTCATGTCGTCGCTCGTGGCGGGCAAGGCCCATATGTCTACACGATCACCGCTGGCGCGGCCGCACTGGAAGCAGCCGGCATCTATCTCGACAGCCCCACGGGTGAGCTGATTTCGAGCCGCGTGGCGTTGGGCGGCACGTTCCCGCTCACGATCAGGGCCACGTCGATCACCGGCGCATATGTCGAGCGGTCTTTTGCGATCGTGGTGATCGCTGAGCCGCTGTCGCTCAGCGGCACGTACCCGGACGCGGTGGTCGGTGTTGACTACCTCGCAGATCTGCAAATCAGCGGCGGCGACGGCAACTACAGCAACCCGCGCGCGATTTCTGGGGCGCTGCCGGCGGGGTTCGCACTGAGCATCGTCGGTTCGCTGCTGCGGTTGAGCGGGAAGGCGACGGCAGCAATGTCCCGCACCACTGTCGTGGTCGCCGTCGACAGTGCCGGCGGCACGGCAACAAGTACGCAGGCGATCAAGGTCACCGACCTGTCGCCACCGCAGTTCTCGGACTGGCGCTACTTGCAGACGCTGCTGTCCGACAACACCAATTACTCCGCGCCGGCGTTCGACGATTCGGCGTGGCCAATTGGACCGGCGCCGTTCGGCAACATTCGGCCAGGGGCATCGGACGACGGGGCGCTTGCCCATGCCTTCGATAGCCGCTTCTCGCCGACGATCGCGACCACCGTCAATCTGGACCAGAGGCTCTGGATTCGGCGCAAGCTCACCCTGTCGTCCGTGCCGCCACTCGGCATCAAAATGACCGGGTTCTTCGATAATGGTTACGTGATGTACCTCAACGGCGCGGTGGTCTCGCAGAACACCACCGGGCTGCAAAGCGGCGTGACCGCCAATATTTCATCCCAGGCGCTTCTGGCTGGCGACAACGTGATCGCGGTACGGTGCGACGACGATTCGGCGACGTCTTCCACCGATGCGTCCTACTTCGATTTCCTGCTGGACGTCACGAAGGAAAGCGACATCACTACGTCGCTGTTGAATTTCGGCGGCGCCAACGGCTCCACCGTGTTCACCGATACCGCGGCCGCCCGCACCTGGACGGCATCGGGCAATGCCCAGATCGATACCTCGCTGGGCTACAACGCCGGGAAATTCGATGGTAGCGGCGACTATCTCTCGACGCCCGTGTCTCCTGGCTTTGATTTCGGCACCGGGGACTTCACCATCGAGTTCTGGTTCCTGGTCAATTCGCTTTCCACGCAGCAGACGCTGTTCGACAACCGCAACGGGGATTCGGCCGGGGGGCTGGTCATGTACGCGCTGTCGTACGCCGGGTCCCCGCGCGTGTGGATCTATGGAAGCTCGGCAAATCGAGGCTCATCACCTGCAACGCTGACAACCGGCGCGATGTGCCACACGGCATATTGCGTGAAGCAGGGCGTCGCCACCGTCTACCTCAACGGTGTCGGCGGTGCGCCGGTGACCTTGCCCGGCGGATTCACGTTCCCGTGCACCGGCGCACCGCGCATCGGCTCGCAGTGGAATGGCACCAATTTCCTCAACGGCTTCGTCAGGGCATTCCGGGTCACGAAGGGCTATTGCCGCTACAACGGCGCATTCCCCCCTCCCGCCGCGCCGTTCCCGAACCCATGA